TATGGGTTACGGCAATGGAAATTGTAGAACACGATGCGCTGGATTCGTCTGAGCCACTAACTACAAAGCCTGAGTTTCCGGTAGATTACTACATTGGCAATTTACAGGCAGCAGAAAGCCCTGCCGAACTCCGAACCGCCTATGCTCTATCTTACCCTAAATTCAACAAAAATAAGGCCGAGCAGGGAAAATTAGTTGCAGCTTACGAGCAGATGAAAGTGATGCTAAATGAAACTAGCACAACAGCAACCAGATAATGTATGTTCAGAATGTGGAACAAAATGGGGGACACACAGACCAAAAGACCACCAGTACAGAATATGGGTGGACAAGTGCGATGTGTGTTCCGATTTGAGAGCAGTATGCGATGCCTCAGAATATGGATATTTAAAGGAAGGTTGGGATGGTGGAAAGGAAATTCTGTGCTAGTTGCCAAGTGGAAAGACCAGCTAGTGATTTTAAGCTGGTAAAGACTGGGCCAGTTACAAGATGGAGATGTGGGGTATGTTTAAAAAGATCAGCAGAACAAAAATATAAGGGGAAGAAAAGTGCAAAATAATTATGTTTATACCAAGGCTGGAACAGACATTACTATTCGCTGGGCAAAATTGTATAATTATGTTCCGGCTAGTGAGCAGGAGTTCTACAAAAAGAAGTGGGCTGACTTTCGTGCGATTTGCAACCAGTCTATAGAGGATATTGTTCCAGAGGTAAAGACCAGTAGTGTTGTCTATAAATGGAAGAAAAAATGATAAACAAACATTGCCTAGAGGCTTTCAATAACCTAGAGAAGATTCCGTACCATCCGCAGGAATACTTTGCGCTGGGCTGGAACGCTGCGATAGATGCCATGTCTGCTGAGTTTGCTAAAAAATGGGAAATGGATGAGCTGTCTGATGTACCATTTATAACCCAGCCAACTAACGAATCAATGGAAGATAAAGAATGAGAGATTATTCAGAAGTATATATAGATATTGTCAAAACCCTGCGAAGTTTCTATAACTATGAGCTGAAAGGCAATGCAGAGGCAGCGCAACAGGCGGCAGTACGAACCAATGAATTAGCAAAAGAGTTGCTAGAGGCGGTCAAATGATTGAGCAAGGATCGCCAGAATGGTTGGCAATTAGGCTAGGCAAAGTAACGGCTAGTCGTATTGCTGATGTCATGGCTAAAGGAAAATCGGGCGAGGCTGCCACTAGGGAAGATTACCGCACAGAATTGGTAGTCCAAAGGCTCACAAACGAGCCAGGCGAGTCGTTTACCAATGCGGCAATGGAATGGGGTACGCAGACCGAACCAATGGCTAGGATCGCTTATGAAGCGCAGGCCAATGTATTTGTAGAACAGGTTGCTTTTGTAGATCATTCCACGATAGAATGGTTTGGATGTAGCCCAGACGGGCTGGTTAGTGAAACTGGTTTAGTAGAGATTAAATGCCCAGCTAGTAAAACGCATATTAAGTATTTATTGGGTGGCAAACCGCCTGCAAAGTATGTGCCGCAGATGCAATGCCAAATGGCAGTAACAGGTCGTGAGTGGTGTGATTTTGTAAGTTACGACCCACGCCTACCGGAAGATTTGCAGTTGTTTGTAGTGCGCCTTGAGAGAGATGAGGAATACATTAAGGCGATGGAAGCAGAAGTAGAAAAATTCCTCGGTGAAGTGAGTGAGATGTATTCTAAATTAAAGGAAATAAATAATGGCTTATGAACCAAAAGAAGGTAGCGGATCGCTATTTAAGAATGACCGCAAAGAGAAACCGACCCATCCTGATTACGCTGGAACAATTATGGTCAATGGCAAAGAGCATTGGCTAAGTGGCTGGATTAAGGAAGGTAAGAATGGTAAGTTCTTTAGCATTGCAATTGGCAAAGAGAAGGAGCGCAGCAACTTTAAGGCCAAGGGCGATGACGAAATGCCTAAGCCTACAATTGACGATGACATCCCTTTTTAGGAGTTGATATGCAACAACAAGTCACCGATCTAGTATTAAAGTTTCTAAGGCAGGGTTTTACAATTGAGCAGATAGAGAAGGCGTTTGAAACGGAACTAGAAACAATCCGTAAATCTGCGCCAATGCTGAAGGCCCAAAAAGAAGCTGCTTTAGCCCCATAACCCCACTAAGAGATAGGCTGCATCCTTCACAAGTTTTCTGCTAGTTCACTTCCTATCAAACTAGCGCCCATGACCACCAAACAATTTAACCAAGCACTTCACGATCAATACGATCCCCCAGCGAGGGATGCAGTAACAAAATGGGTGAAGATGAAATGGGGATTGGAGTGTAGGGAAAACCCTAATGTGTATGGAGTAGATTTGCTCGTATATAGAGCAGATAAGTTAGTTGGTTATATTGAAGTAGAAGTTCGTGGCTGGGACTACTGCCACTATCCCACCATTCATGTTGGGCTACGCAAAGAGAAGCTATTTCAGCAAGATCGCCCTGTGCTATTTTTTGCACTAACTCAAGACTTAATCCATGCGTATTGGGCAAAAACTCAGGTGATTGAAGGCAGTCCATTGATAGAGGTCAAGAATATAGAAGTTCCTGCTGGCGAGTTGTTTTTTGATGTCCCAGTCAAGCATTTTAAGTATGTAAATCTTACAGACTTATTTTAAGATAAATACAAATCTTTTTCATCTTTTCGCCTGGTAGTTAATCCTTTTAATTCCTTGCCACCGGCTTTATTCCACTTTAGAAATTCCTCGGCAGCAGACTCATACTCACCTCGATTGTGCTTCATCCGAAGGGTAGAATTTTGGAGATTGCCGAGTCCAACATTGAAGGCGAAAGAAACAAGTGCGCCAAACCTACCAGCAGTAAGGCCATTAGGACATAATCTTCGTACTCCGTTTTCAAACCTTGCCAAATCTTCTTCCAACAGTTTGTCCACTTCTGCCATAGAGAGAGTTCTGTCCCATCCATCTGGGATTGGTAAATTTTTTCGTTCTTCAAGTTTTACCTTTATATGATTAGGGTCGATAACTCTACCAACTCCTACAGTCCATAATAAAGCTGGACACCGATAAGGGCGCACTCGTATGCCCTCATGGTGTTTAATCATCTCAATGACTCTATGGTCAAGCATTATTTGCTTTTAAAGGCCTGAGTTCCGAACCAGAAAGAAACAACACTAGCCCAGACAATTTGAGTTTCGTTATCCCACAATACATCAAGGGCAATGGTGAAATCTACGCCAGTTTTAACGGCATAGTAAAAGCCAAATATCTCTACAAAAGCAAATAGAATAAACAGGCCATAAGTAATAAAGCTGCGGGTAAATGCTCTAGCGTTAATGACCCATTGTGCTGCGCCCTGACCGATGGCTATATCGTGGGCATAAAGAGCCTCACGCTCTTTCTCTGCGCTTTGTATGCTGATCTGCTCTGTGCGGATTTCCTCTACTCTAGCCTGGGCTACATAGCCTTCTTTGAGCATCTTTAACTCACGCTCAGTTTGCATTTGTGCTAACTGTAGTTCATGCGCCTTATCAGACTTATCTTGAAAATAATCCATCAGCTTTGGCAAGCCACCAGCCAAAAACGATATGAGAGTTGTAAGCAAAGTAAACATTATTTAATACCCCAAGTTAAATACCACGCAATAAATGCAGCTACAAAAAAACACCAAAACTGTACCCTTCTTACTGCTTTTATATCGTGTTGATATTCCTCGTTAGATTTGCGTTCCATGTTCTCAATATCTAGCTTAATTTTTAGAACCGCATCCCATTCTTTTGCGCCATACTTCCTAACGAACTCTATCTTTAGATTTGCTTCTTCATCGCTAATTTGTTTCTTATGTTTCCATGCCTGTAAAGCCTTGATTAACGCTCGTTCTTTTCTTAACTCTGCTTCTCTTTCTGCGATCTGTCGATTTTTTGCTCGTTCTTTGGCAACATCCACGCCATCTTGTTGTATATTTTCAATAGATTTAGATAGCCCTTTACTTGCAACTCTGCTTGCTTCAAGGCTATCTGTAAGTCCTTTGACCCCTTCAATAATTCCGTAGTCCACATCTTAGCCCACCTTAATTTGACCAATGCCAGCCAAGTAGGTAACTAAGCCAATAGCACCAACGCCTACTATCCAAAAGAATTTAGTTACGACTGACTTGCCTACAGATGTATATACATTGCTAATAACTCGCTCAGTTACTCGCTCAACGATATGCTCAATCTGCTCGTCTGTAAGGGGTAGAGTTGGCTTGTCTGACATAATTAGGCTTTCAATACTCGTAATTCGTCTAAGGTTGTAGCGGTAATGTTAGTAATATCACGCAGTCTTTGTTTCTCAGCAACGATAGAAGTTGTGTCTGCACCTGATTCTTGCGCTCTTTGAAACGCTACATCTTGTGCGGCTAGAAGTGGGGTACGCTCTGCTCGTAAACGCTTCTTAGTAATTTCTACGGCTTTAGCAAAGCTAACAGTAACTACTCCGTTAGCTAGTTCCCATGCGTCATAGAAGTCATTAGCGGTTGGCAAAGAAGATTGCTCAACAATGATTGCACCTGCTGGGCAGTCTTTAGCAAGTACAGCTTCAATGCTAATTTCACCTGTGGGGATGCAGGTAGATACACCACCGTTAGAGTTAGTAAAAATAATTACTTGTGACATGATTTATCCTTAAGAACTAAAGACTACAACATTACAAAACAATGGGTCTATGCCTGAAAAACTATCAGTAACAACATATTTAATAGATGTTGTGTTGTAGTCTTGAGGAGTAAAACCTCTTTCTGTGTCCCCAGGATTTACGGTGCTACTTAATGCACAAACGCCTACGGTAGCATAATTAGTGTTAGGCATGGCAGTTGTAAAATTAACGGTGTAATTTCCAGTACCGTTGTCAGTAATAGACGATACATTGTAAGAGCCACGAATAGCTACTGTGCTTGTTCCATTCCAATTTACCCATGCTTTAGCAGAGCCGGTATTTGCAGCAGATGTCCAACTTGTTCCGTCTGAAGTTAATACATTTCCTGATGTGCTTGGTGATACTGTAGTTACAGCAGATGTACCATTACCAATTAATACACCTTTAGATGTATGGGTTGCTGCGCCTGTACCACCTTGTGCTACAGTTAATGCAGTAGTCAAACCAGTAATAGAAGTAATGTCTGAGTTAGCGCCACTACTAGCAGCACTTAAATTTGTCCTAGCATTACCAGCCGTAGATGCTCCTGTTCCACCAGATGCCACAGGCAAGGCAGTAGACATTACTACAGCACCAGTAAAGGTAGTAGCCCCAGTATGTACAGATGTACCAGTTACTACTAAGTTTCCACCGACAGTAAAGTTATCGCCTGATGCGCCTGTTTGTTGGTCTTTTAGTTGGCTCATTAACTCACGAATAGCATTGTTAATGCCAGATGGAGCGCAGCCTTCTGCTATGTTTATACTGTCTATATCTGTATTGTTAGCTGGTGTGCTATCAAACTCTGAAATCTTAGTCTTTGCCATCTTTAGCCTTTATGCAAAATTTATCTATTGCTTTATCAATTGTAATTGGTCATATTTCTTATGCAATGTTTGGATTATATGGAGCGATAATTACTCTCCTAATAATCCTCTTAGTTGCATATCTTCTCTTTCTCTTAGCATATCGGCAGCAAAATTACCACTTGCAACACCAACAGGCGCACCATACATACTCCGTAAAGCAGGAGCAGTTACCCCCCTAGTTGCTTGCATTGCTTGAATTGCGCCTCTTGCTGGTTTTAATACACCACCAAAAGCACTAATGGCTGCGCCAGTACCAACATCACCGCCTATCGCACTCATAATTCCAACGCCCTTAAATATATCTTCTCCAAGTCGTGCAATTTCATAACCAGTTTTAGATGGGTTTGTTGCCTCTGCTGGAGTTAATGTTTTGCTAATAGCAGATCTAAATTGTTTTAAAGACCTTGTTTGTTCTGGTGTAAATATTTCTTTTGCTAATGCAGATCCACGACCAAGGATAAGTTCATCTACCTCACCAACAATTTTGCTTGCTGGTTTTATGTTTCCTTGCGTATCTTGTACAAGTCTTAAATAAGCAGCCCTTCTAAACTCATCAAACTCTGGAGAGTTTTCACCAAAAATTTCTTTGAATTTTTTAGCAGTTCTTACGGCTGTTTGGTTATCACCTAGCTTTGCTGCGCCAAACAAATAATTCATTGTTTCTACTGGCGTTAAATCTTTACTAACAATTTTATCAATAACCTTTTGAGCATCTACATCGGGAGCTTTAGGGTCTATTTTAAATTTACTAAAATAATCTCTTGATAATGCTCGTGCATCTTTTAATTTATTTAATTGATCTAAATCGCCACTAGCAAGACCTTTTGTGATTGTGTCATCTAGCCAATCATCAAATTGTTTTGTAAGCATAGTTACAGCATTTCTATCAGCATCATTTGCTGCTGCTTTGTAATATTGACCCAATGTTCTTCTTGTAGATTCTAAAGATTTTAAATTAATTTGAGATACATTCGCTTTGTCTATTTTTGGAATAATATTTACAAGTGAATTATATGCACTTGATGCAGCAGGCGTTAATTCTTTATTAAGAATAAAATCACCTTCTTTAATAACATCAGAAATCTTACTTGTTAATGTAGATGTTGTTTCTGTTGGTATAGCCAAAGTCCGTAAATCTGTTTCATTGTAGGCTTTTGATGCTGCACCTTTGAGTTCTTTTTGCTTGGCCCTTAATGTTTCAAACAACATCCCACCAGCCTCGGTTTGCGTTGCTACTGTAGATGCTGGAGCAATTTCTTCACCGATAGCCGTTGCTCTTTGGCCAACAGCAGCTTTTTGGCCTTCCTCAAACTTCTGCATAATCTTTTGAGCAATACCGCCTCTAGCACCTTGGCGCATTGCTTCTTCTTTTGCTATTTGGCGAACATCTCCAGTAGCTTGACCAGCTGTTAATGGGATGCCACCAGCCTCGGCAGACCTTGCTGCGCCAGTTACTCTTTCAGCCTCTTTAGAAAAAGATGATCCTAAATTCTTATAAGCAGAAACAAGAACCTCTTGTCCTTTTGATCCAAAATCATTAATGTTGATTCCAGCTTTTTTTAACTCGTCTGAGAATTGAGTAGATATATTTCCACTAGCGTTAAATACTGGTTTTCTATTTCTAATAAATGTTGTGAGAGCATCGCCAACCAATTGACCGCCGCCACCAAACGCAGCATCTAATGCAATCTTAGTTGTATCGACTTGTTGCTCTGATCCCAGTAATTGCGCCCCTATCTCTTTTCCAGTTGAAATAGCGCCACTAGCAAGACTAGCAATTCCTAATCTTGTAGCTACATTTTTTGCCATTGATGCAAATTTTCCAACTGGTAAAAATGCAAGCAAATCACCACCAAAACCAATAGCATCCACAGGGGATAGCCCAGTCTTATTCGTATAGAATGGCTTTCCACCAATTACAACATAAGGGTTTCCTTGAGCATCTTCACCGCCTTGTGAGCCTTCTACAGACTTCAAAACAATATCTTGCAATGCTCTTGGGTCTGTTGTTGATAAAGTCCCAAGAAACATCTTAAAACTTTCCATAGGGCCAACCATAGCACTTGTAATCTCTGGAGTTTGTGCTGTTGGTACTGGTAACTGTGGCAAACCCAAATCTACATTGGTAGATTGGCTAGGAACTTTCTTTTCTTGATCTTCAAACGGATTGCCTTGAACGGCTGTAAGAGTAACCATTAATCGCTCACCTTGTAGTATTGATCGCCACGCTGGATGTAATACGCACCATCTTTTGCTTTTGTAGCTTTTGCTTGTTTACCACCAATAGTTACAAAAATGTAATCTGGCTTTGCAATTGACTCAAAAGGATTTTTAATTTGATTTGGATCTGCGCCAAACGATTTAGAAAATGATCTGTAAGTATCTACATCTGATTGAACGGATTTGGAATAGCTATTAACCATGCTATATGCTGTAGAAATTACATTATCTCGTTCTTGTTCTGTGAGAGTTCCACCACGACCAACTCTATCTGCCAAACCAACAACGGATTGTGGAATACTGCGCTTACCCTTAATTGTTGCAATATCTCCCTGCTGAACAGCACCAGCAGGGTCATAAATTTTTGCAAGGCCATAAATTAAAGTAGAGTCTGTGGCTGGGTTTGCTTTATCTTTATGCGCCTCTACCATTGCGTTGTACCTTCTTCCTACTTCTCTAAAGTCTTTAATCTGAGTATTAAAATCTTTAACATTCTCAGACTGCGCTTTAGCAACAGCAGTAGGATCAGATACATTAATTTTTGGAGATTTGTTTACATCAGAAGAAGTAATATAAGTTGCTACCCTTGCCCTATCTTCATCTGTGAACATATCGGGAGTCTTTAACCTTCCGCTTGCATCTTTAATGCCAAGAGTTTGTATTGCCTCTTTTACTGGCCCAGCAACATCAGAGAATTTCATAGTGCCGCCACCAGGAATAAGGCCAGACTCTTTTAAAGCACTTGTAGCCTCAGCAGCAGTTTTTACTTGGTCAATATATCCACTAGACATTAACTGAGGAATAATTTTTGCCATATCAAAAGATGCTGGAGTGTTTACTACAGTAGGGCCTATTTCTGATGGCAGAGCAATTTGTTTTTCTGGAGTATATGCGCTTGCATATAACTGTCTTAACTGTTGCGCCTCTTTTTGCTTACGCACTAACTCTTGAACCTGAGTAGCTCTTAACATATTATTTAACGCAGAATCTACTTGGCCTGTATAGCCTTGATTAAAGCCTTGTAGTGCCTCGGTAAAGCCACCTCCTTGTGGCATCGTAGATGGTGCGCCAGCTCTAGAAAATGCTGCGCCTGCGCTTAATAATCCAGATGCAAGTGCTTGGTTACGCAGAGATGACATATCATCTTCTGATAATAAGCCTTCATAATACGATGGAATTATTGCCATATTTGCCTCAGATTAAAGATATTCTAGGTTGTCTTGATTGCTCTCTGTCTTGCAATAAAGAAAGCAAAGCAGTAGTTGTGTCTACCCCTTGTCCTTTACGCATCATTGCTTGTAACTGAGCCATTCTGTTTTGTTCTGCTTGTTGAGCGTTGTTTTGTTGTTGCATATTAGACCCACTTTGAGTAAGTTGGCTAAGTGCTTTCTGCTGAGATTGTTTCTTCAACATATCTGTTAATGTTTGACTAGATGCTTGTTTAGCAAGTCCTTCCTGCTTATATAAACCTTGTTCTGTATTGCCAAGCAATCTATCTAAGAAACTTACATCGCCAGCATCTACACCTTGGGATTTTGCAAGCATATCCAAATATTCTGGAGTGTAAGCAGAGCTTGGAAGTGAAAAAGCCTCTTGACCAGCAAATGAGCCGGCATCCAAACCATAACTAGATAAAAGACCATTCATTCCACCAGAACCAATTGAGTCACCCCCACTTGATAATATATTCATCATGTCAAATTGTGGGATAGCCGTAGTTCCTAAAAATGATTCACCACTAGCAGCAACTCCAGCTCCTTCTGCTGCACCAACACCAGCAGCGCCTCCAGCAGCACCGCCAGCTTCAGCAAAAGCAGGAATAAGTTGAGGAGCAGCAATAGCCGCTAATACAGCAGCAGGAAATCCCCATCCAGAATCAAATGGCATTTCTCTGTCTACAAATTTATCTACATCAGCTAAACCACCGCCAATACCACTAAAAAGATCATCTAGGAAACTTAGGTTCATTTAAATGCACCATAAATTTGTGCGCCTGTACCAGCAATGCCTAGCAAGTTACCTAGACCTTGTTGTCCTGGGTTAGAGTAGATAGGCTGAGTAGAAGTAGAGATACCGCCACTAGGTGCGCCATATACGCCACTTAGGAATGATTGCAGTTTTGCTTGTGGTAAATTTTGCTCGTAGTTATAACGATTGATTTGGTCTTGCAATGCAGTCTGAGCATAACCTTCTCTGCCTTGTCCGATTGCAAGTAAACGCTGAATATCTCCGTAGTCTGCCTCTGCCATGCCAGGTGCAGCAGCCGTAGCAGCAACCTGTCTTGCTCTTTCGTCTGCGTAATTCTGATAGGCTAGTTTGCCAGCAGTATCAGTAAGCGCAGTTGCAAAAGTGCCACCGGCACGATCTGTTAATTGACCATAAGCGCCAGATCCATAGCGACCAGCACTAGCAGCCTTAGATGTTACATTTTGAATAGCATCGTAATAGGATTGTTGAGCAGCCTTGGCAGCAGGATTAAAAGCACCTTGAAAGAAAGGGTTTCCACCTAGATACTGACCTTGTACATTAGCTAAGTTTTCAGCCTGTGCTGCTCTTAGTAAAGGAGATCCAGCCCCAGCTCTTTGCTCACCGGCTTGTAGCGCAGATAAGGTGGTTGCTGTAGGGCTAACATAGGTCTGCCCTGGAAAGTAAGATGGGCCTTGTGATTCGTATAAGCGTTTTGCCTCGCCTAGTCCAAACTGTACATAAGGCTGGAGCATTGGATCTATTTCGTTACGAGTAGTGGTTGTTCTCATGTCGGTTTGACCACCGCCACCACCGCCAAAAATTCCGCCAACTGCGCTTGCTATTCCGCCCATATCAAATATCCTTTATCCATTTTCTAGGTCTAAACCCATATTTTCTTGCTATTACATCCCATCCTTTACGATGAGAGTCAAAAGTTACTGTACTTGCTCCACCAGCTTTAGCGATCTCTAATAGAGCCTGCCAACAAGGATCGAGGTTATGCTCAAAATATGAACACCATATATGTAGATTATCGCCTTGGGGTTGCAGAACCGAAAAGCCTACTATTCGGTTGTCCTGCGAGAAAGCCCATAAAAGAGCCTTGTTATTGAAACATTCTACATATACATCCTCTGGAATCCATCCTTCGGGTGTCTTACTTAAAATCTTTAATAAACCTTTTCTAACATAATCCCAGTACAGCCTCAAATCCTCTGGTTTTACATAGATTTTTTGCATACCATAATTTTACCTACAATTGGTAGAAAAGTGGTAATTATCCAACTATTACATATCCATAAGTTTTGCTTGCCGTACTGTTGGCAAAATGAGTAATTATTGCGCTTCCGTTTGTTTGTGAGCTAATATATACATTGTCCATAGCATTAGGAGCAACATATTGCATAGTTGCAATAATAGAAGCAGTTGAAGGCTTTGCTGGCAATGTTCCTACTGGATAAAGCTGTAAAGATACTGATGTGCTATCAGAACTCCAATATAGTTCTATGTAGTCATTTGCAGCACATTCTATAAAATAATTCCATCCAGAAATAGTATGTCCATTAACTGATCCATGTTTACTGGGAATTGCAATAACTCCTGTTGATCCCGTTATATCTGTACCATTTTTTCTTAACCAAATATAAGCATCATGGTCTTGTGAATCTGTATTCTCAAACTGTCCAGACCATTGCAAGTTATAAATACCAGCATTTCTAACATTCATTCTAGAACTATTAGAAAGATAAACTCCATTTGTATAGTCTGTAGTATCTAATGTAACTGCATACGCAATAGTCGTGCTTGCAATAGATTGGTCTATTAAACTTTGAAACGCACCATAAGGAGCAGTATCAGCAAAAGCAGCAGCAGATTTTGGAACTAATAATATAACAGAATCTATACCAATACGAGCATCTGTAATGGTAGTTGTTGTTGCATTGCCTGTAGCTAATGTAACAGTACCAGTATTATTGGTTTTGCCATCCATAATGTTATTAACGACTTCAGCGACTGCTCGCTGATCTCCACCAAACGGAGGTAATCGTCTAAACATTATCTAGTTCCTAAACCATTTAACTCTATGTCCATTCCAATCGCAGTAGACCACGATCCTGTAGGTGTTAATTGTAAACGATGATAGCGACCTACGCTACGAATACTTACACGATTTTCTGCATCAGAAGATGCTGCCGTTCCGTAAGTAACAGTTTCATTTAATAATCGTCTTGTTGCTACTGCCACATTAGCAGAACCATTATCTACAAGTGGCTTAACCATAGTAATAGCAGATGTAGAGCCTGGCACTTCAATATCACCAGTTTCTAAATAGGCCGTTGCGTTAGCGCCAGTAAAGGTAACAATCTTTGTACCATTTACGCCAGCTAACTGTAATCTACCGCCTAACCATAGACGGCTATCAAAGCTAGTCATAATGGTGTCTAAGTTTCCATAAGCATCCATACCTTCTAGCGTTACTGCTGGTGTAGAAGTGCTTGCAATGCGATCTACAGTAGTTGTTGCGCTAGACCATTTTTGGGTCTGGAAGTTGTAAACAATTAACTTATCTACTGTTGCTGAGTTTTTAGAAGCATAAGCCCAAATAATGAGCTTTTTAGCTGGATCTACAGCAGCAGACATCTGATAAATAGTTCCTTGATCTACATCATCAAAGAAGTAGCGATTTACTTTTTCATTACCAATTGGTAGGATTGTTTGCCCATCACAAGCATAGAAGCCATCATCAC